GTTGCCGGTGTCGCTGTGGAGGAATTCCTCCAGGCTGAAGTGAGCGGGGTAGGTCATTTGTCCCTCCTGGTGAAGCCGGCAGTGAACGCCAGGGCCGCGGCCAGCGCGCCGGTCAGTAGCTGGTTCAGTGTCTCATTGATGCTGCTGCAGCTCCACTTGCCTTCGATGATCTTCTCGCCCCACCACAGGCAAGCACCAAGGCCGGCCAGGGCGGCCAGGCATTGCACGCCGAGTACTGCCGCGATCAGGTAGAACGACGCCTTCACGGGGTCGAACGGCGGGCGGTCCATGGTATAGACGGATGCCTTTCACGAAGGAGACAGGGTGATGGCAGCACCGATCGACAGCGCGCTTTATCGCATGAAGGCCTACGGCAAGCTTCTGCAAGAGAATGGCGCCCATGCTGGCGCCGCTCATGATCCCGGCGACGACATCCTGGCCCTGGTCGAGTGGATCGAATACGCCCGCCCGCTGCTCGGCGCGATCTCGCCGGACCAGGTCATGAGCCAGGTCCAGAACCAGGCCCAGGTCATGCCGCCCGAGCCCAAGCCCGCGCCCAAGCCCGAGGACGACGAGCCCAACGCGCCCGAGCCGCCGCCGCCGGCTGAGGCGCCGACCGAGGACAAGCCGGTCGCCTGATGCCGCTGATCGACTGGCGCGGACAGAAGCTCGACAGCTCGGCCCAGCTCCGCGCCTTCGAACAGTTCGAGTGCGAGGAGAGCCTGGCGGCGTTCCTTGAACGCGGCTGGCGCTACATCGACCCGGCGCCGTTTGCCAAGGGCTGGGTGATCGACGCCCTGGCCGACCACCTCGAGGCCGTGGTCGACGGCGAGGTCCAGCGCCTGATGATCCACATCCCGCCGCGCTGCTCGAAGTCGAGCATCTGCAGCGTCGCCTTTCCGGCCTGGGTGTGGCTGCAGCCCCACGACAGCCCGACCAGCGGCCCGACCGTGCCGATCGTGAGCGGCAGCTATGCCTTCAAGCTCTCCGTCCGTGACAGCATCAAGTGCCGCCGCCTGATCAAGACGCCGTGGTACCAGGAGCACTGGGGCCATCGTGTTGAGATTGCCGCCGACAACGACCAGAAGATCCGTTTCGGCAACACCCGCGGCGGTGAGCGGCTTGTCACCAGCGTCGATGGCGGCGTAACCGGCGAAGGCGGCCAGATCATCATCATCGACGACCCCAACAACGCCAAGGAGGTGTTGAGCGATGCCGTCATCGAGACCACCAACGAGGACTGGTGGGACGGCACCATGAGTACCCGCTTGAACGACCCCAAGACCGGCGCCTTCATCGTCATTCAGCAGCGTCTCGGTGAGAGCGATCTGTCGGGGCACATCATGCGCAAGAGCGAGTGGCCCGACTGGACGCATCTCTGCCTGCCGATGGAGTACGAAAGCCGACGCAGCTTTGTAACCTCGATCGGCTGGAAAGATCCGCGCGACACCGACGGCGAGCTGCTGTGGCCCGAGCGCTTCGGCCACAAGGAGGTGGCGGCGCTGAAGGCCAATCTGGGCTCGTGGCGCTCGGCCGGCCAGCTCCAGCAGCGTCCCGAGCCGGCCGGCGGCGGCATCATCAAGCGCAAGCACTGGCAGCTCTGGCGCCGGCGCGGCGCGCGGAGTGACAGGCCAGGCTCGCGAAGATCCGGTCCGCCGCGTCGAGCCAGCGGCTGCCGGCGCGAGAGACGACCTCGCCCTCCTCGCGCAGCTGCTCGGCCAGCCCCGGCAGCCCGCCTCGTTCCCGGCCATGGACTACATCCTGGCCAGCCTCGACACGGCCTATACGACCGACACGATGAATGACCCCTCCGCGCTCACCATCTGGGGCGTCTTTTCGGCCGAGGTGACCGGCGAGACGATCGCCAGGAACGTTCGTTTCGGGCCGAGCGGCAGTCAGCGTGTCTATGGCGAGGCCAGCCAGCGTGTCATGCTGATGTACGCCTGGTCGGGCCGCCTCGAGCTCCACGACCTGGTCGCCCAGGTCGCCAAGATGTGTGTCCGTAAGGCGCCCGGCCTGCACGTCGACAAGCTCCTGATCGAGGCCAAGGGCAGCGGCATCTCGGTCGCCCAGGAGATGCGCCGTCTGTTCGGCCAGGACGGCTTCGGCATCCAGCTCTCCGATCCCGGCCGCACCGACAAAGTGGCCCGGCTCTATTCGGTGCAGAACATCTTTGAAGAGGGTGTTGTGTTCGCGCCCGATCGGAGCTGGGCCGAAGAGGTGATCGCCCAGTGCGGCACCTTCCCCAATGCCGAGCACGATGACCTGGTAGACTGCGTCTCGATGGCTTTGCGCCACCTGCGCGACATCGGTATGTTGACCCGCCCGGCCGAGCGCATGGCCGAGCTCGACGATGGATTGAATGCCCTCACCCGACGTCCCCTCAGCCCGCTCTATCCGGGTTAAAATTGCCTGCCACTGCGTGGTCGACTGGTGTCGACCCGTCGAGGGCGAGAGCGCTCTGTCGTGGTGGCACGTCCATGTTGAGGAGCGTCACGACTGGCGGAAGTTGCCGCGGCGCAAGATGTACCTGCTGAAGGCGATCGACGACGGTGCCGCCGCGCGCCAGGGCTTGAAGATGTTCGAGGACGAATTTTCGGAGCCCGCGATCGTGCTCCACTAGGGAAACAGTCAGTGTGCCTGAGACAGGCCCCCGATACTGCAAAGCTACGCGGGGGTTTACTGGACTAAGGGTGACACTGAGCAAGAGCTTTGGCGCAAGGTCAGTGATGATACGCCGGGGCCCGCGGGTTCAAATCCCGCCGCTGACTGTTCAGGAGGTCGTGCATGAACGTCGCCTATCACAGGGCCATCTGATGGCCGGTCTCAATCCCAATCTTCGCCTGGTCGACAATCGCGGCGAGCCCGAGAAGCAGCTTGAGCCGGTCGAGGTCCACACGACGGGTGACGATCCGGTCGACGTCGACAGGAACATCACTGACGACCAGGGCAACGTCATCAAGATCGAGCACCCCGACGGCTCGATAACCATCAGCATGGACGGCAAGCCGGTCCAGAGCGCCGAGCGCGCTGAGAACGCCGGCTGGTTCAAGAACCTGGCCGATGACATCAGCTCGAACGAGCTCACGCGCATCTGCGAAGAGCTGATCCGCGGCATCGAGGAGGACGACCGCTCGCGCGTCGAGTGGATCGACATGGTGGCCGAGAGCGTGAGCCTGCTCGGTCTCAAGCTCGAGAAGCCGGAGACCGGCGCCCAGGGCGACGGGGCGGCGGTCGAGGGCATGAGCCGCGTGCGTCATCCTTTGCTGCTCGAGGCCGTGCTGCGCTTCCAGGCCAACTGCAACGGCGAGTTCCTGCCGGTCGACGGGCCTGTCAAAATCCGTGACGACGACAACAACACCACCCCGGACCTCGACGAGCTGGCCAACCAGTACCAGAAAGACTTCAACCATTACCTGACCACCACGGCGACGGAGTACTACCCGGATACCGACCGCATGTTCCTCAAGCTCGGCTTCCAGGGCATGGGGTTCAAGAAAGTATTTTTCTGTCCGATACGATCGCGGCCGGTGTCAGAGACGATCGAGGCCAAGGATCTCATCGTCAACAACGAGGCAACGTCGCTGCAGACGGCGGCGCGCATCACCCATCGCATCAGCATGAAGCGCTCGACCTTCAAGCGCATGCAGATCCTGGGTGTCTATCGCGACGTCGATGTCGGCGTTCCCAAGGAGGCCGACCTCAATGCCATCGATAGGGCTGAGCAGGACCAGCAGGGCGTCAACAAGTCGACCCTGACCAGGCCGGAGGACCGCGACCGGCCGATCTACGAATGCTACTGCGAGCTCGACATCGACGGATACGAGCACAAGTGGAAGGGCAAGCCGTCGGGCCTGGAGGTACCGTACCGTGTCACCATCGACGTCAGCAGCCGACAGATCCTCTCGATCTGTCGCGACTACAACAAGAAGTCTGTCGGTCCCCTGCCCGAGCGCCGACGTACCTTTGTGCCCTATCTGTTTGTCCCAGGGTTTGGCTTCTATGGCATCGGTCTCCTGCACATCCTGGGGAACACGACCAACGCCATCACCGCGGCGTGGCGTGAGATGCTCGACAACGGCATGTTCGCCAACTTCCCCGGCTTCCTCTACGCCAAGCAGGCCGGGCGCCAGGACACGTTGGTGAAGCGCGTCCCTCCGGGAGGCGGCTCGCCGATCGACACCCAGGGCATGCCGATAGG